GTTAAACCAGCTTTCTTAATATCATTAGGACAGAATAAATACCATTCTCCATTTACTTCTAATTGTCTCATGAATAAATCATTAACAATTACAGCTGTAAACAAATCTCTAGTTCTTAATTGCTCATCACCAATTGGTAAAGTCAACTCTAAGAAATCAAATATATCTTTATGCCATACTGATAAGTATAATGCACAACTTCCAGAACGAGAACCTTGTTTGTAGAATCTCATTTTAGCTTGTACCATGTCAGCTAATCTAACTACACCACCAGCATTACCATTGAATGATGATACAATACTTTCTTTACTACGTAATGGGTCAATTAATAATCCAATACCAGAACCTTCTTTAGATGCAGCAGAAATCTTAGTTAATGTATTCTCAATACCTTCAAAAGAATCATCTTCTAAATGTGTTAAGTTACAACTAATCATACCACCTCTTTCTGGAACATCAGCATTTGTATATGTTGGTGTAGCAAAATTACCTCTTTGGCTATTTAATTCTTCTGATAACTCAACTCTATCTTCTTCAGAAACACTTAAGAACGTAGATACACGCTTGTACATACATGATGGTAACTCTAATGGTACCTTCTTATCATCCTTAATAGAATACTTCGTTAGAAACGTTGTAGCAGCAAAGAAATCATATTTCAAATCAACTGGTTGTAATTCTTTACCAATCAATTTAGATTGTCTTGATAATAAGATTCTTCCACCTAACAATGAATAGTCTGGGTGTTGGATAATCTTATCAGCGGCCTTGAAGGCAATAATCTCATCAATTTCAGTAGTTGTGATATTATCGTTAATCAATGGAATAACCTCTTGAAACAATAAATCAGTATCTACTTTTAATCCTTTAGCTTGCGTTTTAATTCTCGCCAAAATTTTATTTGGCGAGAACGCTTGTGTTGTTTTATCTCTTTTTACAATCTTCATACTATTTTTCATTTTTAAAATTAAAACTCTTCGTCAAACATCCCATCGATAGTGGATGGAATTTCAACTCTTGTGTATTCACCATCTCTTTTCTCAAAGAAATTATTCTTAGCGGATAGACCGATTCTAGCCATATAATCCAATGGATTACTTACACCAAATTCTACTTCGCAACCAAAGTCATTTAAAACTATATCTGTAACGTACTGAACATATTTAACCATATCTTGTTTCGTTAAACCTTGTAACCCATCAGGTAAACTTTCTTCAACAAAAACCTTTTCAGCTTCGTAACAACTAAATATAATATCTCTTAATTCTTTTTTGGATAATTTATACTCATCTTTCAAGTAGTTATTATACAAATTCAAAGCAAATTCATAATGAGTAGTTTCATCTCTAAGGATTAATTCATTCATACTACCTAAACCTGACATTTTATTTCTACTTCTGAACCAGAATACACCAGAGAATACACTTGCGAATGAAATACCTTCAACACATGCAAATGCAACTAATCTGTGTGCAAATGATGGGTGTTGAATCCAATCCTCGGCCCAAGCAGCTTTCTTAGCTACAGCTGGGTTTGTTTCCATTGAATTGAATAGTGCTTCACGTTCAATCAAATCTTTAATATACGTTTCGATTAATAAAGAATATCCATTTGCATGAACTTGTTCAATAAACGCTTGATGACCATAGAAATATTGTGCTTCTAATAACTCAACTTCATTCATGAAGTTTGTAGCTAAATTGTCAATTACTAAACCATCTGATATTGCGAAAAACGCTAATATATTTTTAAGATAAGCCTTTTCATTTTCTTTTAATTCATCAAATCTATCTTTAGATAAATCGATTTCTTCAGCTACCCAAGTTTGAGCCTCAGCTACCTTGTAGTACTTCCATAAATCACTGTGTGAAATAGGGAAAATAGAATACCTTTTCTTTACATCATTACTTTTTAAATACATAATTTTTTTATTATTTTTTACTTTTAGTTATAGTGAAAACTTTTTCAGTTTATATAATAACTATCTGAAATTTAACCTAAATTTTAATATCAATATTAATTTTTTTTTAATTCTCTGAATTACCTTCTCTAGCCTTCAATGCGGCATCCATTAATGAACTAACTTTATTCATTGCTTTGTTTGTATTGTTACTTTTTAAGTTACTAACACTAATCGCATTATTAGTTTTATTGTTCATTTCAATCTGGATTGTACCGTTATTAAAGATGATATCTTCAAATACTAACCCATCCTTTCCAAATCGAGATTTTAAGATAGCCATATTAGCTGTACCATTCTCTTTTTGTTCAAGACTTTTTGCAATAGACACTATAAAGTGACCTATTTGACCTTTTTTAATAGAACCCCCCATTTGGTCTGACTCAACTATTGTTGAACTAATTGCGGAACGATTACCTTGTACCGCTGTCCATCCAGCCATTTCAAGTTCAGCTAACATTGATTCAAATTCACGCATTACTTGACCTTCACCTATATTCACATCATCAACTTTCTTAGATGGTTGAACACAATCAATATAATCTATTAAAACAATGTCTGGTCTAAATCCACCAGCTATTTGCTTTCTGATATATTGTTTAATAGTAGTCATAGTCGTATCTGAACTAGGAAACTTTTTAAGTCTTAACTTATTCTTAGTCAATTGAGTTTCCTTTAATCTTTCGTTAACTATATCTTTATGCTGACCTAAGTCACTTAAATTGATTCCAGTCCAACATGAAAGATGTTTCCTTTGGATAACCTTAGGCATATCTTCAAAGAATATCTGTAATACGTTATATCCTTCGTTGTAAGCGTGGTTCGCTATCTTAGTGAACATTGTGGTCTTACCGATTCCGAAAGCCGCTAATATCACAGCTAATTCACCTTTAGATAAACCACCACCCATTATAGTATCCAACCCACTGATACCAGTTGGGATTGGATTTCTATAATCATCTTCTAAAACACTTTCAATGTCATCAAATACATCGATACCATCATCTTTATTATCACCCTTATCAAGTGCTTTTCTTAAAATGGTTTCGCAATCATCGTATTCATCAAGTCTACCATTTGTAATGATGACATCAATATCTTTAACAGCTTTTTTTAGTTCTTGTCTCTTACAAAATTTCATTGCAGTCTCTTGAACATATAAAGTGTCGTTCAATGTGGATTTCTCAATCTTTGCAAATTGACTATTAAAAAAGTTAACCTCTACTTCTGTTGTATTTTTTTCAAATACCCTTGATTTAAGACTTCCTAAATCTGGAATAGCTTCATGTTTATCATAAGCATTCTTGATTTCAGCAACGATTATCTTAAGATAATTATCTTTAAAATAACTTGGTTCTAATATATCAATAATCGATGTACCAAATTTTCTATCAGTAAGTATCTGTAATATTAACCTTTGTTGAAAATCATCAGTTAGGTAACTTAAATCTTCTTTGTTAACTTTTGCCATAAATTCAATTTTTTTTTAATTTTTAATTATAATTCAACACCATTGTACTGTCTAGTCACTTTTCTAAGTGTAAGAGTACTTGTAATGGAATCAATAATTTGAGGAATAATCTTTCCAATATGTAAACCAGTTCTAGCATACGGATGGAAGATATTTCCAGAAAAAATACTTCTAGCAACTACCTTGTCGTGTACTGCAATTTCAAATGTGTAATTGTGTTCAGTTTCGTAGATATTTTTAGAATCATTTGGATTCGTGTATGGGCTATATGGATTATAGTTGTTCCAAGTAACATTCTCACAAATTCTTTTTAAGAACGTAGGAATGATACCCATTTTACCGTACCCATTATTAACACCAGTTAATTCATCCATTAACTCTTTTAACTCAAATGAATTTAATACATTCTTGTTAAAATCTCCACTTTTTTCTGAATCAATACTGAAATATCTTTTGCATACGATATTGTCATTAGTGTAAAGTGTGAAGCTAAACTTTTGATTAGCATACTGTGGTTTTGCAACCGTTTCTCTTTGATTTTCTGTAACCATTTTTATTTATTTATTTAATTAAACTACTATTTTTTATTTCTCTACCCATTAACTTTTTAAATGGCATAAAGTATTCTTCTATATTATACTTAATTTTTGCTTGCATACCATCCTCTTTTGAGTATCGATACACATTCTTGATATCTCTATCTTCTGGATTGATTGGTAAATCAATTAAATCGTTAACTCTGCTTATTGCATCTTCAGTTAATAAAGGTTTCTTTAAATTAACTAAAAGGTTGTTAATCTTATATAACTCATTACCTTGAACTCCATCAGTGATTCCATCGTAAATATTCGTTAATATTTGTAATGGTTTCTTTTTGTTAGCTATCCTTTCATCTTGTAATAACTTAGACTTACTAATAACTTGTTCAATGGTTAATACTTCTTTACGTACCTCTGGGAAGTGTTTTAATAAAGTATCTTCACCTAATCGTTTAACACCCTTGATTGAATCACTATTATCACCACAAAGTACTTTCATTAACGCAGCATTTTCTAATTTATATTTGAAATGTCTGTTAAAGTTTTCCTTTGTAACATATAATTTTAAATCACACATGTAAATTTTAACCTCATCATTAATTAATTGACATAAGTCTCTATCACTTGTAATTATTGTGATTTTTTCATTCTCAAGTTTATTATTACAAATATAGGCAATAAAATCATCAGCCTCAACTATTTCATCCTCTAATTGACGAATAAATAATTCTTCAAGGTATTTTTTAATACGTATTTTCTGATTCAACTCATCTTTATCGATTGGCATGGTCCCATGCTCATAATCTTTACCACGACCACTTTTGTAGTCTTTATAGATTTCATATCTTAGTTTACCACTATATTTTCCATCCCAGAAAACGTATACTCTATGGTATAAATCATTTTCTATTACATTTCTTAATACAGTAATAAATTGGTAAAGACCCCCAATGTGTTGACCATTGGAGTTATACTCATCTTTGGCCCCAAGGAACCCCCTCTTAAAGAGAGCGTTCCCATCAACCACTAGAGTATTTATTTCTTTAATTGTTTCACCATTTTTTGGTGGTCTTCTGTTCATGTAGAACTTTTTAAAAATTAATACTAACCTCTTTTGTCTTCTTCGTCAAATGTTCCTTCTTCTTCTGTAAAATCAATTGGTGTACTATAATCTACATTCAATGCTTCATGAATAAATTGACGATTTGCTTTTTTGTATTCATCAAGTTCATCAGGGTTTACATAACCATGTGGTGTTGAAGCAATCTCACCTTCTCTTTCGATACCAGTTACGTGATTTTTCTCACATTTGATTTTAGCCTTTGTACCATATTGGAAATTGTGACCTAACGCTGTTGCTTTCAATTTAGTTGTACCATGTGTTAAAATACCACCGATATGTACAATAAGTCTAGAATTAAAGAACATGAACTCACCACCTTTATGTTTAATTACAGTACCATTCATACTATCTAACCAAACTTTCTGAACACAAACAAATGTGTTAGTGAATTTACTATCAACATCTCTACTTGATGGAATTTTAAAGTTAACGATTGCTTGAAAAGCACCCATTGCCCCAGCATTCCACATGTTGTTTGATGTATTTGAACAAGCTGATTTGTAACAGTTAAGTGTACCGATTGAATCCCATAAGAAACAAATGTCTCTATTTAGTTCACCATCTTCTTGTTTCTGAATCATGTGACTGATAAACAAAGATACATCTTCAATAACTGGTTCCCCTCTTGTAGGTTTACTCATCATCTTACTTTCTTGGTGATTATAGTTTTTGTAACGATTATATAAATCTTTACTCTTAACTAATAAGAATCCATCTGGTTTCTCAATAATCTCACCAGTTGTTTCATCTACAACTTCTTTGAATTTAACTCCGATTTTCTTAGCATGCTCGTCATTCCAGTTACCTTCAGTTTCAATTACTATTGGGAAATCCCCAATCTTTTGCGCTCCAGCGATTGCTTCGTAGAATGCGGTTGATTTACCAGTATTAGAATAACCTCTAACTAAACTTAGATATCCTCTAGGAAATCCTGGTAATTTTAACGCATCGTGCCAAGCTTTAGATAATGGAATCCATGTTAGGTCCTTATCTTTTGGTGCGCTGTTTAAGTTTTCGGATTCTAAGAATGAATCCAAGTCAAAATCCATTTTTTCGATTCCAACTTTTTTTGGTGCTACTTTTTTAGCCATATATTAAAAATTATTGATTACATTAGACCAAAAAGGTGACCGTAGTCACCTTTATGTTTATTTGATTTAGAATGGTAAGTCATCATCCTCATCCTCATCATCAGTAGCAACCACTTTAGGTGCAACTTTTGTTTCAGTTTTTGGAGCAACTTTTGTTTCAACTTTTGAAGTAACTTTTGAAGGTGCTTCAGTTGGTGTAGGTAAATCATTACCCATATCAACTTCGTCTTCAATACCATCACTTTCTTTTTCAGTTTCTTTAGCAATCCATCTACCCTCTTCTTTGCTCCAAACTGGAGTATCACCTTTAACGATGATAGCTAAGTAGTCATAGTTTCTTAAAGAGTAAACATCTTCCCAAGTTCTTACGTCAGATGTCCATTTACTTAATTGCTCTTCATCAGATGTTAATACCGATGCAGAATTAGCACCTAAAATTGTTACAGCACTACCAGTTGCGTTTCTCTTAATAGTAATATTTAAATCTCTACCAGTTTCTGGGTCTGTAATATCATGTTCAGCATTTACGATAGCATCCATGATTTTATCATAGTTACCATTTTTTTGGTAGTTATGCTTAATTCTCCAGAATTTAACACCATCAGCTTCATTATCTCTATCGATAACTTTAACGATGTAAAACTTTCTAGCTGAATAATCTTTAGCTAACTCTTTTTCTTCTTCTGTACCACCAGCAAGCAATGCTTCTCTAGCTTGACAGAAAGGGCATTCTTCATTTTTCTCATGTTTTAAACAAGGAAAAGTTTTATACTCCCCATTAATTTTTTTAGTGTGCCCATACATCACACCGAAAGATGTTTTCTTACCTTCTTCTGGAGGTAAAATTCTAATCTTTTTCTTTAATTCATCTACACCTTTAGGTAGACCAGCATTAAAGTAATTTTTTAAGTCATACTTATTGTCTGACTTTTTAGCACCGCCAATTTTGTGTGAGTCTTGGTACTGTTGCATCATTTCTTCAAAAATTCCCATGATTGATTTATTTATATTTGTTTATTATTTACTAATTAGTTTGTTATACAAATATAGTCTAATATTGTTCAAAAGTAAAGTAATTTTAGCATTTATTTTCAAACTTTTTTAGGTTATATTAAATAACTTTTTACAAATATAGTAACTTAATTTATTATATGCAACAACTAAATTAATAAAAATAAAAAAAGAGGGTATTAACCCTCTTTACTTAACTAATTATCAATTATTTAATTAAACATCCTCTTCTTCAAAAGGGTTTTCTTTAAAAGATTGTTTAATGTTATTAGCGTCAAAGTTATCAACATCATCTTGTGTTAACACATAGTTACCTTCTTCATCTTTATCTTCATCGTCATTCTGTCCAGCATCATAAGGTGAATCCTTACGGTCAGCCCAGAAGTCAGATAATTTAATATTATAAGGGTAAGAATCCATTGAACGTAATTCTATTTTCTCGTCTGGAGTTGGTACTCTTTTTTCTAATTCTTTTTCTAAACCATCAATCTTAGCACTTATTTGTCCCATTGATGATAATTGACCTTCCAATTTATCAACCATACCTAATAATCTTTCGATTTTAGCATTAGCTTCATCAGCACTAGCTTTAGCTTCTTGAGAACCTTTTACTAATTCAGTAACATCCAAATCAACTGACTCGTCATCAGTAGCTTCTGGTGCCATTTCGTCTTCAGCTGGTGGCATTGTATCGTCAGCTGGTAATTCAGCATCAGCGCCCATATCTGGTATAGGTGCTCCAGTTTCTAATGATGGGTCTGGCATATCTTCTGGTGCAATGTCTTCAGGTGCTTCTGGAGTTGCTGCTTCAGTTTCTTCTTCTTCAGCTTCTTCAACAGTAGAACCGTATAATAATTTTTCATCACCTTCTTTACCTTTGAATTTGTCTAAACCATGTAAATGCATTTCATTTACTGAATCCTTACCATCATAATAGTCATAATTAAGTAATTTATTAAATTTACTTAACTCTTCATTTAATAATTGTTTTTTATCTTTCTTCATAATATCTATTAGATTAATAATTGTCTACCATCTTCAGTAACTATTTTCTTATTAATTTTTTCAACTAATTCTTGTGGCTTACGGATTTTACATTCCTCAGTGTTACATTCTTCTTGACTTAAAAACGAATCTAATTTGTTTTCCAAATCTTTATTCTTATCTTCATTCATAACATAAAATTTTAATTTCTTGATTATTTAATAATAAATATCTGTATTTTATTAAAAAAGACGTTTTATATTGTATATTATTAAACCATCATTATTAGTCAATAACATTTTATCTTGAAATGTATCCCAATCAATCTTATGAGATTTATAATCTATATTACCAATGTTATCATTAGTATCTTCAATTATTTTATTAAGTGCGTTTATGGTATAGATTGCATTTCCTTTTTTATGTATAAGGATAGCATTAGGAAATAGATTTTTAAAGTCTATTTTCTTACCATCTTTAATTACAAATTTAAAAGTTACAATCACTTTAGATTCATCATCTATATTTTTATAGACGAATACTTTATCCCTATCT